TTTCCAGAAGCGATCATCAGATGAGCCGCCTTGTTGTTGAGGATTTGCAAGCTTATTAAGTTCTTGCGTAAGTTTGTCCAGATTGGACTGACGAGACTGTTTAAGGTCTGCGAAAGATGTCGCCATAATCATTTCTCCTTGTATAGCGTTGTATTACGTTGTATATCTTCGTATCCACTTATTACATAATATAGTATATTTAGCTGAAATGTTCAACTACTTTTTTCTTGTACCGGTCAGGTTCAATAGATAAGAACGGCTGATACTTAAGCATTTTGTTCTTAATATCTGGCCATAATGTATCATCTTTTAACTGTTTATCCCAATACTTGAAGAACTGAGTCAGCATGTTTAAGATAATAACTGTTTCAATACAGATATCACCTCTTAAGTATAGCCTCATTAAATGTGGATGGCCATACTCAGGTACTAGAATATTCTCATCGAAGTTATCTTTGAGTTTTCCTAGATCTTCAGTAAAAGTGTAGAGAAGACTCTGCTGGCGTTTTAACCATTGTCTGTAGATTTCTTCAGGAGAGCTTTCTTTAATATCACCTACCCAAAAGTTCACATCACCGTCAACCATATTGGCTAGCAAGAGCTTCTCTACGTCCTTTAGTTTTGAAAATTTGTAAAAGAAATATTTGTCACGTCTTTTTTCAAAAGCATCGCGACTTAATTTAATCTTACCATTATATTTGAAGTAATCATACTTTGCTGAAGTAAAATGATTCTTCAGAGCAATATACTTCTGATATACTTCAAAAGGTTCCATTCTTAGCGCTGTCCTCATATCGGTAACTTAGCTGTTGCTCCACCTTTAATCAATCTTAAATCAGCACATTCTGCAGCTAGTTTAGCTTTTATAACAGAACTATTTTTCACTAGTGATGCTACTGTCTCTACTTCAAGACTGTTATTGTCTATGTATAGTAGAATAGCATCTAGATATTCACATCGTTTTTCTTTAACTATCTCTTCAATATCTTTCGAGAATTGAGATGTAGTCTTAACGGATCGTATTTGCATTACTTTTCCCATCTATAGAAGATATGATCTTCTATTTCAATTGTTCTTGTTTTCGTAAATCGCCACTCAGGGAAAACATAATCAGCATGATAATGAGTAGCACCATCAGTAAAGTCTTGAAACTTATAATGGTATAGTTTGAAGGACATTGCAAGTAAAAGTTCGTACAATTCTTCATCTTGTGGAGGAATTTCATCACTTTTTCCATCACAAAACCAGGAGAACTGGCACTTATGCCGTATAGGTATAAGCACCTCTGGATTCTTCCAGGATGGTCGTGTAGGACCTTGCATGACTACTTGGCAGACTGTATTCGGATAGCGTTTATCATCCACTCTATTCATCGTTGTTAAACCTACAGCTATCTGGCCAGGTGTAGGTTGGTTGCGCGCTTCCCAATAAATGTTAGTTGCCAAACATGCTATTTCTTGTTCCATTGAGAATTTAGGGTCTTCTGCAGCCTGGGCATTCATTAGCGCTGCAACTGCCATAATATAGAACTTAAACATCACTTCACTCCCTCTCAAAATATACCTTATTATAAGCTACTCTCTTTTAAATTGCAACTGTTTTTTCTCGATTGCTAATTTGAGAAATACTACTTTACTTTCAAGGTCTACATCTTCAGGGAACGCTGGTTCTAGACACCAGTGATCTCTTGCTTCTTTAATACGAGCTTTCAAAATATCTTTTTGTGATAACATATATTCCATATTAGTCATAGATGGTTATATCCTTAGCAGCATTTTTTTGTAATTGAACTGGTTTACAATATGCTGTAGCTTTATGCTCGTTTGGAATAGCGTAAGAATAATTGTAGTTGCCATAACGTTTAGCTAGTTGAGATGCAAAATAGTTACACCGTTCTATACTATAGAAATACATGTCCTGACTGGCTACTCTACCAGGGTCACCTAAAAGCAGCACTAGGACAAATACATGCATCATCTAAGTGATAAGAACCATGCAAACCATATTATAGCACCAACTATGATAGAGATCAACACTATAATAGCAGACCATTCTACGAATGCTCTTCTTCTTGCTGCTTGTTTATATATTGTATCTTGTCTATCTTTTCTAATTTTAGCTTCCATGGCAATAAGCTGTTGCCAGGCGCTAATACCCATAGTAAAAGAAATATACTGTCTTAACTCATCTCTTTGCTGCTCCATTTTCATTTTTGCAGCGAACAGTTCCATTGCTTCTTGCTCTACTGAGCCTCTAAAAGCTAATTTTTTAAAGATAGGGGGGTTTTGAGCTTGTTTTTCAGCTTCGGTTATATCTGATACTGCCGACATCCAACGACCTATATCACTTGCCATGCTTTCTATATCACGGCCAATTTCAAAACCTTTTTTGATCGTATTGAATGCAGCACCAGCTGTTGCCATAGCTGTTACTGGATCAATCATTTTCTCACCTTAATTTGCTAATGGATTGTCCAATGATCTTTGGAGCTTCTTAGATAGTCTATCATCTAAGGCTTTAAGATCTCGCTCAACTTTTGCTTCTAGGTCATCCATTCTACTAGTACTTGATTCTTGCAATCTATTTGCTTTTTCATAATAATCATTTTGAAGAGCATCTCGTTTATTTTCAAAACGCTCTTCCGCATTATTAATAATAAGACGTACTTCTGCTTCAGTCTCTCTAACTTTATCTTCTACTCTATCTACAGTTTTTTCAATTGATAGAATATCATCACGTAAGTCGCCTTTTATATCTCTAGTATAATCTACTGCTTCTTCTAATTTAGTCTCAATGATTTGCATTCTCTGCTCAAAACCACCAATTTTTTCTTCATACTCTTGTTGTTGATCCACAAACTCAATTGCTTGTTCAACTTTTTGATACATTAAGAAACCACCATATAGTGCTCCTAACACGGAACCTAATACAGCTACAAGAGCTGAAATGCTCATAAAAGTTACTTTGATACCGAGAATTCTAAACTCTTTTTGCTTTAAGTTCTCGATACCTTCTTCTAGATTTTCAAGTTCTTGTTCTAGGTCTTTTGCCATATTGGTCTCCACTCCCAATCAGGTACTTGACTCCAAAAATGAGTAGGTGATATAAATGTAGTCTCCCATAACGCATTACTTACTCTATATTCAAAATACAAAAACGTAATATAACCAGTACATAAAGCAATTAACAAGCCGGCTATTAGCATTTGCATTTTAAACCATTTTGAATAGTGGTGCTCATCATTCCAGTCGCTCATTAACACCCTCCATCTTCATCGTATTTTTTAACTCTACCCCAACAAGGATCCACATTTCTAAGACTGCCACCTGGTACTTTCCATTGTGGGTTTTGATCTAAGAATTCTCTCGTTGATTCTAATTGTGGAATGTATATTCCATATACTCTGGTATTCGTTAGACAATCAGCCGCTTTGTTAAACGGAAAATCTATCATACGTTGCTCTACAGGTAAATTACGGTCATAGCCGAATGCATCTAAACAATCTTTTGCTATTTGATTTACATTTTTATCTAAAATAATATCCATTTGATTATTTACTATTTTGTAAATTTTGAAGCCGTTTTAATTCAGCTTCAAGTTTAAGTATCTCTAATCTTTTACGTTGCAATTCAATTTGATATAAAGTATTGCAATTAATTCGTTCTTTAGGACCATCTAATGGTATTGTTATTCGTGCATATACACCTACATCTTTAGAAGTATCGCCGCTATTACTGCTAAACGGAGATTGATAATCATCTATAATGCCAGTGACTCCAAACTCTAACTGAGTAGATCCTCCAATAGCATTCTTACAATCTAGTTCACCAGCTCTAAAACTATCTTGACCATAAGTTTGAGGTGCAGAAGGTAGTGCTAAATTTAATGAACTACTATCTGCTAATACTACTGTCGGCATAATCACTAATAATAATGTCAAAAGTCTTCTCATAAACTTAATCCTTAAACTTTGAGCATATCATCGAGGATATACCTGCGTTTGCTGGATAATCTTCTACCACTTTTGATCGAGAGCATACATATACTGCTCTATCTTTATCTTTCTTTCTAATATAAACATCAAACTTAACTCGTGAAAGATATTTTAATTTGAATACTCTATAAGAAGTTACAAACGGTATCGGAAACCACTCTTGATCGAATACTGCTACTTCATAATATTCTACATCGCTACGCTTGTTAAACATTTCCATTTGTGTTACTAGAAGATCATCTATATAAGACGTTCTCCATTTAGGATACGTTGGTACCATTTCATGTGCAACAGCAGGAAATGATAACAAGCTTAGCAATAGAATAATAAACAAATTTTTCATATTATTGCGCGATGCAAACCGCCTCTACTTGCGCAACATATGTACCACCAGGAAATGCTTTATTACCTCCATAAGTAGCAGATGAACTTGATTTAAACCAAGTTGAACCTGTTGCTGTTAGGTCATATTGTGTAGTTTGACCAAACGTGACTTTATTTGTTTCATATGAGCCCATATTAGTAGCGTCACTTATAGCACTAACTTCAGTCGATCCTGTCCAAGTAACAGTATCACTTAAAGATGGGCT